CGGAATTAGCCCCCGCGCCGGAACTGGAAACCACGGCGGTTACTCCAGAACCTGTAGTTGAAACGCCGGAAGTAGCAGCTAAGACATTCTCGCAAGAGGAACTTGACGCCGCTATTGGTAAACGCCTTGCAAGAGAGCAGCGAAAGTGGGAACGAGAGCGACAGCCTGCGCCAGCAGTGGCGGTGGACTTACCTCCGCAAGATCAGTTTGAGTCGGTTGATGCTTACGCAGAAGCCAAGGCTTACAAGCTGATTGAGCAGCGGGAACTTCAGAAACAGCAAGCTGAGATTCTTGATGGGTATCACGAGCGTGAAGAAACGGCTAGGGCTAAGTACAGCGACTTTGAACAAGTTGCCTACAACCCAAGCCTGAAGATTACGACCGTGATGGCACAGACGATTCAATCGTCGGACATTGGGCCTGACTTGGTTTATCACCTTGGCTCAAATCCGAAAGAGGCAGATCGTATTTCTCGACTAGCGCCTATTTTGCAGGCCAAAGAGATTGGACGGCTTGAGGCTAAGTTAGCCGAGAACCCCGTCCAAAAGCGTACTTCTGGTGCGCCTGAACCGATTTCACCAGTTACCGCCCGAGGGGTGGGTTCTGGGTCTTTTGACACAACTGACCCACGGTCTATCAAGACCATGAGTACCAGCCAGTGGATTGAGGCCGACAGAGCGCGACAAATGAAAGCGTTGCAGGCGCGAAAGTTTTAATTTATTTTCTAAGGAAAAATCGTGGCTAACAGTATTCTTACCATTGACATGATTACTCGGAAGGCTCTTGAGATTCTTGAGAACAACCTGGTAATCACCCGCAACGTGAACCGACAGTACGATGACAGCTTTGCTGTTAGCGGTGCAAAAATCGGCTCTACTCTGCGTATTCGCCTGCCTGATCGCGCTTTGGTGACTGACGGTGCAGCCCTGCAAGTGCAGGACGATGCCGAGCAAAGCACCACGCTGACGGTTTCTACCCAAAAGCACATCGGTGTAAACTTCACCACCGCTGAGTTGACTTTGTCGTTGGATGACTTTGCAGAACGGGTTCTCAAGCCCCGCATCTCTCAGTTGGCCTCTAGCATTGACGCTGACGTTGCTAATGCCTACAAAGCTATTTTTAACACCGTAGGCACTCCTGGCACTTCTCCCGCTACCGCTTTGGTTCTGTTGCAAGCGCAGCAGAAACTCAACGAATCGGCTGCTGGTATGGCGCCCCGCTACGCTACCGTCAACCCTGCTGCTAACGCTGGCTTGGTCAACGGTCTGTCTGGTTTCTTCAATCCCACCGACACCATCAGCAAGCAGTTTAAGAACGGCATGATGGGTACTGGCGTGTTGGGCTTTGACGAAATTAACATGAGCCAATCCATCAAGGTTCACACCACTGGTTCCCGTGCCGGTACGATTTTGGTTAACGGTGCTGTTAGCACCCAAGGCCAATCGACCATCAGCATTGACGGCCTTACTGGTGCAACTGACACAGTGACTGTTGGTGATGTGTTTACGATTGCAAACGTGTTTGCAGTTAACCCACAGACCCGTGAGTCAACTGGTTCGCTACAGCAATTTGTTGTGACCGCTGCACAAACTGGCGTTAGCAATGCTTTGGCAAACATGGCAATCAGCCCACCGATCTACACCAGCACAAGCGCCTTGGCTACCGTTAACAGCTTCCCCGCTGACAACGCTGCCGTGACCTTTGTTGGTACAGCATCTACTGCCTATCCGCAAAACATGATCTACCACAAGGACGCCATCACGTTTGCTACTGCTGACCTCGTTATGCCCCAGGGCGTTGACATGGCTGCTCGCGCAAACCACAACGGCATCAGTATGCGTGTGGTTCGTGCTTACGACATCAACAACGACCGTATGCCTTGCCGTATTGACGTACTGTACGGTTTCAGCACTATTCGTCCCCAGATGGCTTGCCGTCTGTGGGGTTGATCTAACTCATTTGAAAGGAAATTATCATGGCTCTCCCTAATGGTGCAGGCGGTCAACAACTTGGTGACGGCAACCTACTTGAAGCAGTAATGGGGGTTCAAACCATCCCAGCTACTTTGACCGGCGACACAACTTTGACTGCGGATCAAGTGGCAGTTGGTTTGGTTGTTTGCAAGAAAGCCTCGGATGCTACGTTGACTGTGACACTGCCTACCGCAGCGTTGCTTGACGCAGCTATCACAAGCGCAAAAGTTGGTTCGTCTTTTGATCTAACTATTTGCAACGACAACAACAGCGGTAGTTCGTCTACTGTGCCGGTTACAACTGGTACAGGCATCACAATTTTTGGTAGCGTGACTGTGGGCCGTCATGGCGCGCACACTTACCGTTTTGTGAAAACTGGCGATGCTGCCTATTCGGCATTTTTGATGTAAACCTATGGCAGTCATCTACCTACGTCACCCCGTGCATGGGACGAAAGTTGCGTGTATGGAAGCAGAGGCCGTTTATGACGAAAAGAACGGCTGGGTGAGGTTTGATGTAGATGCAGAGCCTGTCACGGTGAACGAAATGAAACGTCCCCGTGGCAGGCCACCCCGAGTTGAGGTTGTTGACGTAGGAGCATAGGTATGACCACATCTGCTGGCGACCAGATAAACGGGGCGTTGCGCCTAATTGGGATGTTGGCAGAGGCTGAAACGCCTTCAGCCGCTACGTCTGCTGACGCACTGTCGGCAATGAATCAGATGATCGACTCATGGAACACTGAGCGGTTGTCAGTGTTTACAACGCAAGACCAAGTGTTCACTTGGCCGGTAAATCAAGCTACACGCACGTTAGGGCCAACAGGTAACTTTGTCGGCAACCGGCCTGTCTTGGTTGACGATGCTACTTACTATAAAGATACCTCAAACGGTACTTCGTATGGCATCAAAATAATCAACGAGCAGCAGTACAACGGCATTGCTGTCAAAAACACAACCAGCACCTACCCGCAAGTGCTGTACGTCAACATGGGTTACCCCGACATTACGTTGACGGTGTACCCTGTGCCTACTGCGCCACTGGAATGGCACATTGTGTCGGTGGAAGAATTGACGCAGCCAGCAGTGCTGGCAACTACGTTGTCCTTCCCTCCAGGCTACCTACGGTGTTTTAGGTTTAACTTGGCCTGTGAGATTGCCGCTGAGTTTGGCGTCGAGCCAAGCCCACAGGTGCAGCGAATTGCTATGACCTCCAAGCGCAACATCAAGCGCATTAACAATCCTGATGATGTGATGGCAATGCCCTACGGCATTGTTGCCAATCGTCAACGCTACAACATCTACGCTGGGAACTTTTAATCATGACTACCGTTGCCATCTCCGGTCTGCCCGTTGCTACCGTCATCAACGCTGCCGACATTGTTCCGTTTGTCCAAGCTGGCACAACCAAGAGCATCAGCAAGACCCTGTTGTTCACCAGCCCGACTTTGGTAACACCTGCGTTGGGTACGGTTGCTAGCGGCAACATCAGTGCTTGTACTAGCACCTCAATGGTGTTGACCACGCCTGTGCTTGGCGCAGCCACCGGAACGAGTTTGGCAGCAACGGGCGCAATTACATCCTCTGGCACGGCAGGCGTTGGCTACGCAACAGGCGCAGGCGGTACTGTTACCCAAGCAACCAGCCGCACCACAGGTGTAACGCTGAACAAAACCACAGGCGCAATCACCTTATTTAGTGCAGCAGGAACAACGACTGCGGCAACCTTTACCGTGACCAACAGCACCGTGGCCGCTACCGATGTGATCATCTTGAACCAAAAGTCAGGTACTGATCTGTACGACCTAATGGTGACAGCAGTGGCGGCAGGAAGTTTTAACCTGTCATTCCGCACAACTGGCGGCACTACCACTGAAACCCCGGTTTTCAACTTTGCGGTTATCAAAGGTGTAGCTGCGTAATGAAATCCCCCATCCTTGGTTCGGCTTATGTTGCCCGTAGCGTTAACGCTGCGGATAACAGGATGGTCAACCTGTTCCCAGAAATTACCCCAGACGGAGGGCAAACAGGCGGGTTTCTGAACCGTGCGCCTGGACTTGACTTGCTGGTGACGGTTGGGGCGGGGCCAATACGGGGTTTGTGGACGTTTAACGGCGTTGCCTATGTGGTTAGTGGCACGGAACTCTACAGCCTTACCACGGGCTATGTAGCCACCTTGCGAGGCACGGTAGCAGGCACTGGCCCCGTCAGCATGAGCGACAACGGCACTCAGTTGTTCATTGCAGCCAATGGGCCGGGTTACATCTACAACAGCAGCACGGCAGTCTTTGCCCAGATCACTGACGTTGACTTTGCTGGCGCGTTGGTAGTTGGCTACCTAGACGGATACTTTGTTTTCATCCAGCCAAACAGCCAGGTATTCTGGGTAACGCAACTGTTAGATGGATCCTCCGTTGACCCGCTTGACTTTGCCAGTGCTGAGGGTTCGCCTGACGGTTTGGTCAGTATGATCATTGACCACGGGCAGATTTGGCTGTTTGGCACTAACTCAGTCGAGGTCTGGTACGACTCTGGCGCTGCCGACTTCCCCATGACCCGCATTCAAGGCGCGTTCAATGAGATTGGTTGCGCTGCAACCTTTTCTGTTGCCAAGCTGGACAACGGCATCTTCTGGCTAGGCGCGGATGCGCGAGGCCAAGGCATCGTCTACCGGGCCAACGGCTACACCGGCACTCGGGTTAGCACCCACGCCATTGAGTTTGCCATTGCCCAGTACGGCGACATTTCTGACGCCATTGCCTACACCTACCAGCAAGAAGGCCATGCTTTTTATGTGCTGACATTCCCCACTGGCAATGCTACTTGGGTCTACGATGTGTCTACGCAGGCGTGGCACGAACGGGCTGGGTTTGACAACGGCCTGTTTATGCGCCACAGGTCAAACTGCCAGATAGCGTTCAACAGTGAGATTTTGGTTGGTGATTACGTTAACGGCAACATCTATGCCTTTGACTTGGATGTGTACGCTGACAACGGCGGCATCCAAAAGTGGCTACGCTCATGGAGGGCGTTGCCGTCAGGCCAGAACAATCTCAAACGCACGGCCCACCACACCTTGCAACTTGACGCTGAAACAGGCGTAGGGCTGGGCGTTACACCAGAGCAAACTGCTGACGGCATTCTTACTGAGTCGGCAAACGTCCCACCAGCAGGGCCAAGCTACCAACTGATTGCTGAGTTTGATTGGGAATATCTGGCAACCGAGTCGGGCCTTGAGATCATCACTGAACCGTCCTTGGGCCTGCCGGGTGAGAACTTGGTGACTTTTGCCTACTCTGGCCCAGACATTGACGGCGCGGATATTGTCACCGAGTCATTTCCAGCCACCCCAGGCTATGACCCGCAAGTCATGCTGCGCTGGAGCGACGATAGCGGTCACACTTGGTCAAGTGAGCATTGGACAAGCATGGGCAAGATTGGTGAGTACGGCTACCGCACGTTCTGGCGGCGGCTTGGTTCGTCCAGAGATCGGGTCTACGAGGTCAGCGGCACTGACCCGGTAAAGATTGCCATCATGGGCGCTGAGTTGGTGCTGAGTCCAACGTCAAGTTGATATGGCAAACGTCACCCAAATCCCTGCGCCTCGGGTAATGTTTACCCAAGACGGTCAGATCACGACTCAATGGTTTCGTTGGCTCAACAACGTCTACACCATCACCGGCTCTGGCCTTGGCATTACGCCGGTCATCAACGGCGGCACAGGTCTTGGCACTATCCCAACCAACGGCCAACTGCTGATTGGCAACGGCACGGGCTATACCTTGCGGACACTGACTGCTGGCACAGGCATTACTGTGACCAACGGCGCTGGGACGATTACCGTGGCATCCAGCGGCCTGTTAAGTTTCAGCGCAGGAACAACTGGGTTTACACCCAGCAGCCCAACAACTGGTGCGGTGGTGCTGGCAGGCACATTGGTAATAGCAAACGGCGGAACTGGCGCTACGACAGCCGCAGCAGCCCGAGCCAACCTAGGTGCTGGCACAGTGACCAGCGTAGGCGGCACTGGCACGGTCAACGGCATCACGCTGACAGGTACGGTCACCACAGCAGGCAACCTGACGCTTGGTGGGACGCTGAGTGGGGTGAGTCTAACTACGCAAGTCAGTGGTATCCTGCCCATAGCCAATGGCGGGACAGGCAC